GCGCTCAACATCATTTGAATAGAATCTTTTATTACCTGATAACTTGGGGTTATCCCAAGCCCATTGGATAAGTTCAGGTAAATTCACTTCTTTTTCAATTTTGATTTTCATCATTTCCAACTCCTTAAAATAAAGTTAGTTGCTTCTGTTCCTCATATTCCAAACCATGTTGCTTTATATATTTTTCAAGCTCTTCCGCTGTATCAAATGTCTTTTTCACGCCTTGCCAACCTGGTACGATATGCCCGTGAAAGTAATAAGTGTCATTTAATACATGGATATGTGCCACTCGCTCGTTATTCTGATACAGATATCTCTTAGAACCGAAAAATTGGTTTAAGTATTCTTTACGTGCGCTATCTGTCATGTCCATTACTCCCACAAATCAAATGCTCTATCGACATAAAACTTCGCTTTCGCCATATCCTCATGACCATTCTTTAACGGTGCTCTAGACAAGTATTTAATTGCATTACCTATTGCGAATGCTAATTGTGGTGGGTACTGTGCCGTAACTTGTTCAATAAAATCTATAATTTCAATGTCGCCGTATGTGTAATGTGCTGGTTGCTTAACATTGTCTTGCATTTCATTCATATCTACTTTTCTGTTACTGATTATGCTCATTATGCTTCACTCCATTTCTTGAACATTTGGTTATAAGTGACATCGAACCAGTACGGATCACGTGAATGTTTTTGAGGTACATTAAACAAATGTGGCTTCTTTCTTCTTAGCTCAGCTTCTTTACGTCGTTGCCTAGCCATTTCACGCTCTCGCTCCAAAGTTTTTGTTATTTGTATTTCTCTATAGTCGTTTAGCTTCATGCCGAAAGGTGCATCAATTGCTTCCGACATCTCCCAACCCTTCGCAACTCTGTTTCTAACTATTTCGGGCGTGAGTCCTTTCTTTTTCATCTGCTCATTTTCATATTCAGTGTATTTAGAAGGGGGTTTTTCTTGTGGTGGCGCAATAAGCGCATCGCCCGTTAGCCCTTTTGCTACCCTGTAATTAATTAGTCCTTTGCTTAGGTTGTACTTTTTAACTATTTCGCTAACAGTCATCATTTTGCCGTCAACCTTTACTTTCTTAGGCTTTACTACATTTTGTATTAAATCTTTCCCCCTCGCCCCTCTGTCGTACCTAGTAATCAATGTCGATACTTTGATGTCGTATTTATCCGATACATCAATAAGCGTCATCAATTTACCGTCTATTCTCACTTTCGTTTTTATGCCCGCCATTTATTCCACCTCTACATTTACATTTCTAATTTTTAAATTGTCATACTCTAGTATTTCGCCAGGATTGTTATATAAGTAATCTGCCAGTGCATCTTTTTCATCATCCACATCATCAAAATGCTGATATTCAACTTCGGTAGGTATTCTTATATCAATCGTTGCATTTATATATGCTTGTTGTTGCATTAAATCACTTCATTTCTCTTTTTCTTTTACGTCTGACTTTCACTAAGTCCTCATATACCATCCATTCTTGACCTGTGTATTTAGGCGCTTTACATATCCACGTTAAATTCACATCTCTATACTGATATCTGAATATCTTCGCTTTGATGTTGGCAACTTCGGTCGCCTTACCTTTAACGTCTACAACTTCAACCAGTTTCCCTTCCTTCCACAAAGAGAAATCGGCTATATACGTAATCGGTCTTTGTTTCCCGAATTTAGGTTGTAATTCAAATTTCGGTTGTATTTCGATACGATCATAGTTAGTGCCATTCATATTACTTTCTAAATATTGGTAATATTCGCACTCTACTTTGCTATCAAATACAATTCCTTTGTACTCAACTTTCTTAGCGTTGTATTTACTCATTGTGCCACCTCTAAATATCAAATATCGTTGCTTGTAATCCTAGCTCTTGCTCATATAAAAGCCCGTGAGCACTTTTGAATCGTTTTAGGTCACTTTCAGTCATGATTTTCTTTTCGTCGCTGAAATGGGCTCCTGTGAGCGAATAAACTTCATTTACGTTGTCTTTATACTTGATGACCTTAATATCTTCCGTGCCATCTTCTCGGTATAAGTAATATTTTTCTTTCGGCATTTTTAACACTCCTTAATATTCGACGACAGCGGGGCGTGTGTGACGTTCTGCAAGTTTTTGGATAAATAGGTCATATAACTTGTTTTCGTCTCCCTGTGCCTCGTCTATGAGTTTCTGAGCGTACACATCTGAACACTCAAGTTTAGTTTTTAAAAATTCTTTGGTAATCATAGTTTTAAACCTCTAGTCCTGTAATCTTGACCGTCCATCTTGATAAGCGTTGTGTTGCTCATGATTCTGCTGAATATACGTTGTAAGTCTTTGTTTTTTGTCATTTCTTTCTCGTCTAAGTTGGTAGTAAAGATATTGTGTTTGCCTATTCTACTTTCGATAAGCTCAAACATCTTACTAGTAGCGAATTCGTTCATGTTGATACCGTAGTCATCGAATACCATTAAATCGACATCACTTATAATTTGAGCCAATTCCTGTTCAGTCATAGCAGTTTGGTTGTTATAAGTGTTTTTAATTGTTGATATCAATTGAGGTACGTTCATATATAGCACTGTGTAGCCTTTAGCTTTAACTGATTTAACAATACTCATTGATAAGTGTGATTTACCTGTACCAAATGAGCCTTGAATTAGTAGCGATTGTTTATTGTCTAACGTGAAATTGTTTGCGTAACGTTCGCATAAGTTTTTTGCATAGACTAGTTGTTCATTAGTCGGATTGTAATTATCAAACGTTGCTTTCGTTAGATCTTCGTTCATTATCGATTGTTTGAATATGCGTTCTGCTTTTCTTCGTCTATTTCTCTTGTGATAGTTTTCAGTTGATTGTTTGGCGTACTCTATCATTTCGCAGTCACAACCATGTTTGAATTCTGAACCGTCATCAAATTTGTAATAGTCATACTTTCGTCCACAGTTCTCACATTTCAAATCAAACGCTTGTTCAATGATTTGTTTTTTTAAAGTTGGTTTCTTTGCTAAGTTCTGGAATGACTCCACTTTCTCACTCCTTTAAAACGGTAAATTTTCTATACTTGATTGCGATGCACGCTGGAACGCATCGACATATTGGTTATTTACTTCTGCTTTAATCTCTTCGCTATAATCATTCATATAGCTTTCGTTAGTTAAGAACGTTTTAGGGTACTTTTGATATTGTTTGTCTGTAATAGTTTTTAAATATTCTCGAGTACCTTGCATGATTTGCTCAAAAGAATGTTTCTTTAAGCATGATTTGAATTTAGTAAAAGACATCTTCTTATCTTTCTTCTTGTCGTAAAGTTTCCACCATTCCTCAAATTGCTCATGCGTAACGTCAGTTGCGCTATTATTATTAATACTTGTATTATTTAATCTTGTAATATTAATACTTGTATTATTCTCTTTGACATTTGCGTCAATAGGGGTATTGACAGAATTATCAATAGGGGTATTGATTTTTGCGTCAATAGGTATTGACGATTGCGTCAAGGGGTACATCTTCCTTTGTTTAACTTCATTACCTTCTTTGATAATTTCAATTTTTAAATAACCAAACTTGGTAAGGTTTGAAATTCTACGAGATATAGTTTCTTTAACAACGTTGTATAAAGTTGCAAAGTAACCATTACTTGCTGTGCAGTATCCGTACTTGTTACTTAAAGACGTTATTTCTGCAAAAAGTAGTTTTTCACCGTCAGTAAGTCGGTTATCGTATCTGACATTTGCTGTTATTATTGAGTAGTAACTTGGTTGATCAGTCATATTGATTCTCCTTTCTGGTATAATTTTGTTATCGCTACTGCGTTAGATTGGGGGTGAATAAAATATGGAAAAACCTTATATGTTAACATATGATTTAAACTCACCCGGACAAAAATATGAGGAATTGAGAAATGTTATAAAAAAGGAAATTTCTAATGGTCATTGCAATTATTGGAAATCTTCATTTTTATTCCGTTCTTCTTTATCAACTTCAGAAATGATAGAAAAGTTGAAACCTTATCTCGATTCTGGAGATAAGCTGTTTGTTACAGAAATAGTCAATAACAAACAAGGGTGGTTAACAAAAGAACAATGGGATTTTATCAACCATAATATTTTTATTTAGGTTCTTTTATTGAATCTTTTGTTATATCAGGAAAACCTTTAGAATCCTCAGGGGTAAATTTTTTAATTTTTTTAGCGCTTCTAATCTCTTCCGCCAAGATGACGATTAGGAGTGCTATTTTTATTATTCTTAGTCTATTCATTCCTTTTTCTCTCCTTTCAGCATTTTATTGAGCCTCTCATCAACTTTTATCCACGAGTCATGCAAGTGGTATTTATCATTAAACGACTTAACGCCAATCGCATGTTGCTCGTTATGATGTTCGCGACATAACGCTAATACATGTTTGTCATAGTGATTCATCTTATTTCTGTTCATGCCTCTACCGACTGCTTCATAATGCGCTAGGTCTGCGTGAGGCTTTCCACAAATTACACAGTTGCGGTTGATTGTATCCCAATACAATAGTGCTTTATCTTCACTTAACAACTTGCTTGTTTCTATGCTCATAGGTATTTGATGATGAAACATAAACGCTATAATCAGTTCTATTAACTCCCTTGCAACTTTCATAGAACAGTCGCGCAGACTGATTTCTTCATAACCTTTCATAATTTCCAATTCTGTTTGTAATAATTTTCTAGTTGATTCCACCGGTTCTCCCCAGTGAAGTTCTATATCTCTACACATTGCGAATATTTTTTTGCGTTGTTCTATAGATAGTTTTTTATTATCCGGAACCTCTACTTCTGCTTTTAGTGGATATCCGTTTTCTAGTAAGTCAATGTGACTTTGTTCAAGTTCAACACCAGTAGCAACGACGGAATAAGTACCGTCATTGTCTTTCTGGTATCTTGTAATGTATTGCATTTAAACCACGTCCTAGAACGGTAAATCATCATCATTGATTTCTATTGGTCCATTAGCATTAGCGAATGGGTTTGATTGCTGACTCATTGGCGTCTGCTTCCCATTTGCTTGTTGTTCTTTTTGTTTCATCTCATCAGTTTTAGGTTCTGGTTTATTAACTACTTCATCGTCTTTATTCCAAACTTTTACATATGAGAGTCTTACAAAATACTTGCCTTGTTCCTCGTTAAATTTATTTTTAAGTACAATAGTTCCGATTTTGTTAATTAATTGATCTGTGTCAAAAGTTAAATCTGGTAAGTTCAATTTAATTCCTAATCTACTAAGTAACTCGATATATTGTTTTTCTTGATAATCTTGTTGGAATGGTGGGACGAATTGGTTGTGTTTGTATTGTTTACCTTCGTTGTTTTCAAAAACAATCGTGAAGTATCTGTTTTCTCTGTCGTTAAACTCGACATTTGCAACTTTTACTGTAAATTCTCCAGCTCCTAAAAAGTCCCCACCTTTCATGAATGCCTCTTGATTAGTTTCTTGAATGTATTGTGTTCTACCAGTGATTTTCATAATTTTTATACCGTCCTTTTAATTAATTTTTAATTACCATTTCTAATTGCTTGTACAACATCGTTAATACTTGGATTAATGAAACGTTTGTTGTTAATTTTGATGTTGCTTGAGTGTCTTATCTTTGTCTCGAATAAATTTGATGGTTCAGCGTTAAGTACATATTGATAAGTTTTTTCGCCGTCTTGCTCATGTTCTTCTATTGTCATTCTTGCTAACACGTCAGATTGACTGATGACTGCTTTTTTTATTTGGTCTTGTGCCTCTATCGTGATTGTTGGATTGATAGTACTTCCCTCATCATCTTTGTCTTTGTTAATGCCCTCGTGTCCGCTTATAGCAAGATGAAATTGATAATGTTCTTGTAATTTAGAAATATAACGATAAATACTTACAATGCGTGTAGCACACTCGCCCCAATCATTAAATGTCGGTTTCTTTGATTTACCGTCCATGATGTCGTCCATAGTGATATCACGTAACTTTTGGATTGTTTCAATCACTACAACATCAATTTGTTTTCCGTTTTCTCTTAGTTGTTCAATAATTTTAGGCAGCATTTTAATCACTGCACTAAAATGCTTATAATTCTTAATCTGCACAACTGCCCCATCTTCTGTTACCGTTGTTCCGTCCTCATTTATATCTAGTACTAAGGCATTGTTATCTTTTGTTAAAAACGTAGTTTTACCAGTACCGAACTTGCCGTATATCGCAAATTTATAAAACTTGTTTGCATTTTGTTTGCTGATGTCTTTTACACCTAGTTGCGTTAAAATATCGACATCTTGATTAGTTTGTTCAGTCATGTTCTACCTCCTCGTACTCAATTGTTTCTGTCACTGTTTTCTTGATTGCTTTGTGATAATCCATATTGATACTCGCTTCTTCCATACCGTTAAACTCCCTAGCTCTATTTTTATTTGTGGAGTAACTAATATCTGAATTGTTATCAGTTGGTTTGTTAGTTATATAAATTGGCATATCCCTATGACGAATGATATAAGTTACAGTCTGCTTCATAGCGACCTCCTACCATTTCATGACTAAGTTAATTAGTCTGTCCTGTTCATCTGTGTTCTCTTCAATCCATTCATAAATAGATTGATTTAATATGTCTAATGCTGTGTATAGATCATTCTCATCTGTTATATTTATACCGTCGATAAATCTATCTTCTAAATCTAAGACATTCACTAGAATGCTGTAATCTTGTTTCTTAACTGCTAATTTAAAATCGAATCCGTCTACATTAATTACTTTTTGACATACATCGCCAATTTTGTAGTACATTGTTGACACTTCCTTTATTTCGTTTTATATTGAATATGCATTAATTTTCTAATTGTTTAGACTGTTACTCATTGCCGTGAGTAACAGTTTTTTTATTCTTCATAAAAGTATTCCTTATAAAATATGAATGTTGCGATACTTGCGAATCCCGCAATCGACCATGCAGTAGTGAAGTATAGAAACGGCATAAGTACAATTGCTAAGACTGTAAAGCACAGTACTGCTACTAGGTAGCTTTTATAAATGTTGCTCATTTTATTCTCTCCTTATATATTTCATTGAAATGCTCATCGACGAATTTATTCATCTTTCTTGCGTTAAATCTCCAGCGATTAAAATTCTCATCAGGGTAATGCACAATTCCTTGCGCTCTTAGTTCTTTTTCAAATCTAGGATGAAATAGTAATCTGTCCTTGATAGTCTCATCAGATGCAATTTTTAATTTCTTCTTTAAGTCACTCATGTTCCATACAGGGTCTAATGAATAACCAATTAGCTCATCATATTCATCTTTTGTGATAAGTACATGTGTTTCAGGTATTGGAACTGTTACGTTTAAAATATGTGGCATTTCTATCTTTCCTTTCGTGTATAATGTTGTTATCTCCTAGTGAAAGGAGGTGATATTGGTGTATATTGATCCTTTAAAAAATGTTCGTTTTTCTATTAATAACGTAATTAGTAATGTTGAAATTTCTAAAAGTATGGCAATTAAACAATCTTTAAAACCTAAGTACCAATTAGATATAATTAATAGAAACAACATAAATTTATTTTCTGACTTCAAAGTAGACTTTCATCTAAACAACTTAATTGAAATGAATTTTAATTTGCGTAATTCTTTTTCATCTCTAACATTTCAAAGAAATTTATTTTCTGAAGAAACGATAAAATCTTTTAAGGAACTCTATAGGTTTGATGATGAGATTGTACTTCAAGCACAACAGACCATTAGAGATTTTTATATCAATCCAACTGCTATCTCGACTTTGGCTGAAGCCATCAATTCGACCTATCCAATAAATGAGCAAAGTACCTACAAGAGACACGATGAATTTGTCAAACGTATCGAAAATGATTTTCCACATCCTTTCAAAAAGTTAATAAGATGGTCTAATGGCATTGCAGCAGGTGCTGACATTCAAATCTTTGTAACAAACTATATAAACGAGAACGATTTACATATTCAAAATTCATTGATAGTTGCTATAGTTTGTTTATTAAGTTTTTTATCGACCTATTGTTCACATTCTAAAAAGTAATAATAAGGCCTAATTTAGTTAACCTTCTTTAACAACTCTGCAACTGCTCGCAACAATTCAGGGTTGTTACTTCTTTCTAAACAGTAACTAGCATGCTTTAGTAATTTGAGTTTTAATTTATTTTTTTCTTTCGCGATTCTAAATTTTTGTAACATTTGTTATGCCTCCTTTGCATTTCCAAAAATTTAATCTAACTTAAATTCTTTTCCATCTATTAATCCATAAAAGTTATTTTTTAAATGCGGATGTCTTTCAAGCGTCATTTCAATAAAACGCGGGTCTATCATTAAGTCGTAGCCATCGTTGTATTGAATATTAACGGGTCGTCTATTACCTTCTTCGTCATAGTAGTAATAGATGACTTTTTTGTTTTGAGCTTGCATTGTTCGTTCCTCCTATTAAGATGTTTGTTTTTCTCCTAAAAACTTATTAACAAAGTATTGTTGTCCTTTGCCTGTTACTTTTGGCGTCTTACTAATTGATGTGTGACCGTCCGAATGTGTGATTGATGTTTCTTTAATTTCGAATAACTCACGTTCCATTGAATACTGTGTAGGCATGTTATAATCCACACCCTTGCGTTTAATAAGGAATCCGTTTTGACGTAACCACTCAAACAATCTGCGTTGCCCGATGTTTATACCGTTTTGTTTAATGATCTTTGCTAACTCTCCAACTAAAATTGATGTCTTAGTAGTAGCTACTGCATCTGCAAATACAATTTTTGGTTTATCACGTTCAATCTTTGTTTCTAATTGATTGATTGTGTTGTTAGCAATTTTTAAAGCACGTTGCATAATCATTTCTGGACTGTTCCATGCTTTTTCAACTTGGATGAAATATTGTCTTGCACGTTTACCGGGTTCACTACGTTGAATCATTGCGATTTCTTTTGCAGTGTCTAGTGTTAGTGCGTGGTCTAAATAATTAATAGCGTTACCTTGAGCTGTTACTCTTTTTTGAGTAAGAGCTGTATAATCAATTTTTTCTTCAAAGCCATAATTAATCATTCTTTCAAACCAATCGTTATATCTTGTCTTAACTTCTAATGCTTGATGAAGTTCTCGACCGCTGATTGCGATTTCTCCATTTTCTTTTTCTTGTATGTTGAACATTTCGCCGATGTTCGATTTTGTTTGTAATGCTTGCATAATGTTTATGCTCCTTTCGTGTATAATTTATTTATCGCTACTGCGATGGTGGGTGGTGATAAGATTGAAAACTAACTATAACTTTAGTATCAATGTTAGAAATGCCGGTAAGTTTGAAGAAACACCATGTGAATTTGTAGATGGTAGCAAAGGTGTTCGATTAGCTTACGAAAATGGTTTGGTCGTAACAATCCACGTTAACGGCAATAATATTGATATACGTTCAAGTCACCTATTAATTTTGGTTGATGAAAACCCTTTAACTTTTGATGTTGATATGAATACAAAAAATCCTAAATAATTTTTTTACCATCAACAGTTAAAGACAATGTATTTTTATTTTGGAGATGTAAGAGGTCTATTGTCGTTAGTAATTCCTCTTCGCTCCATTTTTCTTTTTCTGCTAGTTCGATGATTTTTACTGCTATTTCATGAATCTTTTTTAAGTCTTGCATTTGTTTTCCTCCTATTAAGATGTTTGTTTTTGTTCTGTTGACATTTCGGAAACTCTATAAGTAAAAAAAATACCGCACTTATCTTGTGGCAATTCTAAAACTTCAATTACTTTTGCTAAATCGTCAACATTAATTCTAATGTGTCCGTTTTCTTTTTTTGAATAAGTTCCTGGTGTCATTCCTAATTTTTTTGCCATATCAGAAATCGAAATGCCTTTAGCAATGCGTTCAGCTTTCATTCTTTTGACGTTGAACTCATACATTTGCTCACCTCCGTTTTTTGAAGTTAACTCAATATTAAACTCAAGTTTCCTAATTGTCAACAAAAATCTCGAAAAATATTTTTTACTCTTTTAAAATGCTAGTTGTTTCCTATATGGAAAAGTGTTATTATACTATTATAAATAAAACGGAGGTAAATTTGAAATGAGAACTTCAGCAGAAATAGGTAAATTAATCAAACAACTACGAAAAGAGAATAATGTGAATTTAACTGATTTTGCAACTAAGATAGGTGTCAATAAATCTACCTTATCCCGATATGAAAACGGTAGCAGAAAAATACCTATGGAGGATATAGCTGAAATTGCCAATGCATTGAAAGTTACCCCAGAATATTTACTATTAAAAAATAGACAAACAGAAAACGAAGTACAACATCGAGCAGCTCACCTTGAAGGAGAATTGACAGATGATGAATGGCAAAGAGTTTTAGATTATGCAGATTATATAAGAAGTAAACGTAAGTAAAGGATGTATCAGATGGGATTATATGAAGAAACTTTAATACAACATGATTATATTGAAGTAAGAGAGGCTGATGTACTTCCAGATAATTTAGACGGGGTATGGTTAGGAGATCTAATTTTAATAAAGCGTGGTTTATCAGATACAGAAAAGGCAGGAATTCTCTTCGAAGAATTAGCACATAATAAACTTACATACGGTGATATAGCTGATTACTCGAAATTCAACAATCGCAAGTTCGAAAATTATGCACGTAGACATGGTTTTACTTCAGCTGTACCGATACGTGAAATTGTAGAAGCTTACAATTATGGCGTACGTAACTTGTATGAGTTGTCTGAGTATCTACAATTAAGCGAAGAATACATATTGGAGGCAATAGAACAATATAAGAAGATATACGGTATTGGAACTCACTATGGCGAGTATTCGATTACATTTGAGCCGTTGAGAGTTTTTAAATATAAAGAAATATGAGAAAAGGAGTCGTATAAAAGATGAATCAAGTTCCTAATGATAAGTTAACAGTTAAAGAGTCTTGGACTGCCGGAGAAATATCATATTCAAAAGAAACAGTAGATAAAATTGAAAATAGTATAAAAATTAGATTTCTTAGTTAAATCGCTTGAACTACACTCTCTTTGATGGTATATTACATATATACAAAACAAGCCGCTGAAATATTTGCGGCAAGCTTCAAATTAGACAAGTCGCTGAAATATTTGCGACATGAGAGGGTGCATCTGCGCTCTCTCTTTTTTTATACAATTTTCACGGGTAGCCCGCCTACCCTTATTATTTTTTGCCAATTTTGAGGAGGGAGCACATGAAAGTAGCAATTTATACTAGAGTGAGTACACTTGAACAAAAAGAAAAAGGACACTCTATCGAAGAACAAGAAAGAAAATTAAGAGCTTACAGCGACATAAACGACTGGAAAATTCATAAAGTATATACTGACGCTGGATACTCCGGAGCTAAAAAAGACAGACCCGCTTTACAAGAAATGTTGAATGAAATAGATAATTTTGATTTGGTTTTAGTCTATAAACTAGATCGATTAACTCGAAGTGTTAAAGACTTACTAGAGATACTAGAATTGTTTGAGAATAAAAACGTGTTGTTTAGGAGCGCAACAGAAGTATATGACACAACTTCTGCTATGGGACGTTTGTTCGTAACATTAGTAGGTGCTATGGCAGAGTGGGAGCGTACTACAATTCAAGAGCGTACTGCAATGGGTCGACGCGCATCAGCTAGAAAAGGGTTAGCTAAAACTGTCCCTCCTTTCTATTACGACAGAGTAAACGATAAATTTGTGCCTAATGAATATAAAAAAGTATTACGATTTGCAGTAGAAGAAGCGAAAAAAGGTACTAGTTTAAGAGAAATAACTATAAAATTGAACAACTCTAAATACAAAGCACCCTTAGGTAAAAACTGGCACAGATCAGTTATAGGCAATGCTCTAACGAGTCCGGTAGCTAGAGGTCATCTTGTTTTCGGTGACATATTCGTCGAAAACACCCACGAAGCTATTATAAGTGAAGAAGAATACGAAGAAATAAAATTAAGGATAAGTGAAAAAACTAACTCTACAATCGTAAAACATAACGCTATTTTCAGAAGTAAACTATTATGTCCAAACTGTAACCAGAAATTGACTTTAAACACAGTCAAGCATACGCCTAAAAATAAAGAAGTTTGGTATTCTAAACTATACTTTTGTTCTAACTGCAAAAATACTAAAAATAAAAATGCATGTAACATCGACGAAGGCGAGGTTTTAAAACAATTTTACAATTATCTAAAACAATTTGATTTAACATCATATAAAATCGAAAACCAACCTAAAGAAATAGAAGATGTCGGCATCGATATTGAAAAGTTGCGAAAAGAACGCGCTAGATGTCAAACACTTTTTATAGAAGGTATGATGGATAAGGATGAAGCTTTTCCAATAATAAGTCGTATTGACAAAGAAATACATGAGTATGAAAAGCGCAAGGATAATGATAAGGGTAAGACTTTTAACTATGAGAAGATTAAAAATTTCAAGTATTCATTGCTAAACGGCTGGGAATTAATGGAAGATGAGTTAAAAACTGAATTCATAAAGATGGCAATCAAAAACATTCATTTTGAATATGTAAAAGGAATTAAAGGGAAGCGCCAGAACTCATTGAAGATTACGGGTATAGAGTTTTATTAA